CCTGTGCTTGCGTCACCCGCACCTTGTGCTTTAATTAAAGACATCTATAACCCTTATGTTAACGCTGCAGAGGCAGACACAAGAATAGTATTGTTGCCACTAGCCGCACTACAGTAATATGCTAACTGATATGTTCCAGTAGCTGAAATTGCTGTTAAAGTAGCAGGGGCTATTGCAACAGAGGCATGAGCAGATATGGCATGATTACCACCATTAATAAACATAACATTTCCTGACTGACCTGCAGTTGGATTGCTAAATGTAAGCGTAGCACTTCCTGATGTAGTACACTTAAAATCATTACCCACACTTAAATCAAAGTTACTGTCGTTGTCTGTAGTAACATGACCTGATGCTCTACCTGCAACAGTTACGTCATCACCTATTGCGACATCACCTGTAACTGTAACACTGTCAACATACGCATCTTTAAATCGTGCGCCTGTTGTACCTAAGTCAACATCACTATCTGTTTGTGGACCAAATACACCATCAGACACAAACACCTGTTCAGCATTTGCTGCATAGAAGTGTATTTCATCTGCAGTCTCAAAGTCAATTTTTGTTTGGTCATCTTCGCCAATTTTTATATCAGTGGCAAGAAGAGATGTAATAGCTGTTTGGGCTGCAGCCATTCTAGCGGCAGCTAATGTACCTGAACCAATGTTACTTGCGTCAGTTGTATCTGTAGTGGCAGATGCGGCTAAACCAAGGTCAGACCTAACCTCTGATGCAGAGCGTCCTTCTACAGTGGTTCCATCAATACGTAAAAAGTCATCATCTGCAACACCACTAGCAAAAGAAGGAACATTACCGCTAGATATACCAAGTGTTATACCTATGTCAGATAAAACTTCGGAAGCACTTCTGCCTTCTATTGTTGTGCCATCTACACGTAAGAAGTCATTATCTGCAACACCCGTGCCAAACGTAGCCACATTACCGCTGGATATACCACTAGATGGTACATCAGATGTAAGTGCTACTGTGCCAGCAGAACTAGGAAGTGTTACAGTAACATCTGCTGTAGACGCAGGACCAATCAGTGTAACTTTGTTTGTGCCATTATCGCTATCTTCAAAAAACTCTAAGAAGCCAGCACTTGTTGCACCATTCTTTAACTGTGCGCCAGCATTTACAATAGGAGTAGTAAGTGTTTTATTTGTAAGTGTTTGAGTTGATATTTCTGATACAAGAGTTGAGTTACCATCTTTAGGAAGCAACATAACATTAGTTATGCCTAAACTATGTTCTTGCGCTTGTATACTTTGACCGTGACTATTACTCTCACAATTTAATGTAATTTTTCCTTGATTACTATTTCCTTTTATAACTACATGCCCTGTACCATTAGCAGCTAATTCTATATTAGCATTAGATGTGGTAACAATATCGTTACCATTCATGTCTAAGTCACCACCCAATTGAGGAGTGCTATCGTCTGCCACATTTGATATAGCACCAGATGCTGCTAATCCAGATACGATAGAACTTCTTGTAATTTTTTTAAGTCCACCACCTGATGTATCAACAGCTATAAATACATCATCATTAGCAACTGTAGATATTTCGGATAAACTTGTTACTGAAACAGGATTAAAGTTTGTACCATCAGCAATAAGAAGATGACCTGCAGTATTTGTACCCATTGTCAGGTCATCACCTGATATGGTTAAGTCTCCTGCAATTGTAGCATCTGCACCTGAAAATGTCAAGGCTGTTGTTGTACCTGATTTTACTACAAGGTTGCCAGATGAGTTAGTTAAAGAACCATATGTTGTTCCATCATCTTTTAAGAATACATCACCGCCACCCGCATCAAGATTAATATCTGCAGTTGCGTCTAAAGTTATATCTGTGCCAGAGTCTATCTCTGCAATTACAGGTGTTGTAAGTGTTTTATTGGTAAGTGTTTTGGAAGTTTGTGAAAGGTAGGTATCAAATGTATCAACAGTTGTTTGACGCATTGTACCACCATCATTAGTAACAATACCATCACCACCTGCTACAGCAGTTGTGCCAGCAGATGTATCACCGTCAATAATATTTAATTCTGTTGTGGTAACAGTAGCACCATCTAGTATTTCTAGTTCTGCTTCTGATATACCTGCACTGCCTATTGTAAGTGTGCCGGATATATCTACATTACCATTTATATCTATTGTTGTTGCAGCAATCTGTACTTCTGTATCAGCTACAATATCTAGCTGTCCATCAGTGCTAGAGTTTATAAATATTGCTGTATCACGAAACTGTACTTTTTCCGTGGTTGCTAATAATATATCATCACTAAACTCAAAGTAATCTTCATCTTCTTTCCAAGTAAGCACACCATCATTAGTATTTGCATCAAAGGTTATAGCTATATCAACATCACCGCCCGTACCAAATGTAAGGGTGTTTGAAGCCAATGTAGAAATAGGTCCACCCTCTGCATCTGTGCCATCATGTGTATGGCCTGTACCAGAGGCAGCAAAAGCTACAAGTTGGTCAAACTCATTATTAGTGTGGGCGGCTGTGATGGTATCGCCATCAGCATATGTAGATTGCCGTGTATATGTTGCACCCATTACCTTCTTGCTCCTAATTGATATTCTAATTGAAATCCTTTTAATGAATAAGGACCAGTTTCAGTTGCTCCATCCTCAACACGAAGTGCTACAGCAAAACCAGAACCTTCTACAGACTTACGAACAATTGGCTGTGAAGGTCCACCATAACTAGCAGTTCCATATTTAGAAGAGCCATAAATACCTGCTACATTTAAACTATCTAGTGGATAAGCTGCAGGTCTAATAGATTGTGCAGATTCATAATCATATCGCACAAACATATCTGCATCAATAGTTGATTCTGGTGCATAGTTAATATTTACACGTTGCATATATTTTCTAATGCCGGGGTCTCCAAACGTCAGGTCAGGACTCCTGTACTTTGCAAATATTAATGTGCCGTCAAATGTGTCACCAGTATCTTGCCTATACACAAATCCATCAAACCCACCATGTATAGGTATCACTTCTCCTGTCTCGACAGTTGTATCTGTGCAGTTTGGCTTTATTCCTTTTAACTGTGAAAACTCAAACCCTGTTCCTTTAAGTACACAAATAACACCAATTGTAGCTGGCTCAGTTCCATCCTTACTAAAGAATATTCTATACTGTGTCTTGTCTGGTATAACTATAGATGTAAAAGAAGCAGAGTCTACTAAATTTTCTTTAAACAAAGGCTGCACGTTAGAACTAATAGTACCAAGTTCCACGTCACCGATTCTTGCTGTACCAGCAATCGTTCTTAAACCATCTGGTCCTAAAAATATTAAGTCACCAGCAAATTCTTGAATGGTAAATCCATTAACACAACCAATGTCACGTGTAATCGCTGTAACTGCAAAATCTGAAGAACTTGACCCTGTTAATTTAAATATTCTATTTTCACAAAATATAAATAAATCATCACGAAAAACTTTTAAACCAGTTATAGTATCATCAACAGTTAATGATATTGCAGGTAATGAACCACTTGTTGAAAAATTATCTTCGTCAAAACCTTTACTGATTACTATTTCTCCGGGTGCAGACGATTTGCCAGCATAAACCATGTGGTTTTTAAACGATACAACAAATTGAACACCAGAGACAGAACTGTCACTTACATCTGTAGCTGTTAAAGAGGTATTAAATATTACTGGTGCATTTGCACCATCTACCATTATTATTTTTTCGTTGCCATCAAAATTATATCTTTCAAACTGATAGCGATTTGCACCCGTTCTACCAGTATCTCTTTCTGTCCAAGTCTCTGACACAACATCCGTAGCTGCATGTGCAGCAGCAGACGTACTACTTGTTGCACGTGTAACACCTGTAAAGGATGATGCTGTTTTACCAGTATAGGTAAATATTTCAGAGTTTATTTGTATTGTGCCACTAGAACTAAATGCAGATGTATCTTTTGCATTAATAGTTCCAGAACCACTTAGGGTATCACTTGCAGATATTTTAAGTGTTATTGTAGTAGAAGCAGAACTAAATATTTTAGTGCCTCTAGCTGCAAGTGTAAACTTGTTAAACGATGCTACCATTAACACTGCTTCAGTAGTATCGGCAGTAAACGGTACAACTTGGTTTATGTGTTTTTTAAATCCATTTATTCTTTTGTAGCCACCCTCAATATCAGGTTCAAAGTTAGTTAACTCTAGTGCCTGACCCGGCTGCATAATAAAGGTAGACCTGTTTAAAACAAGCCCACCTTCACAGTTAAATGAAAAAGGTTGTGTTCCTGATTGGTCAGCCATTTATGATACCCTTGGATTTATGTTCGCACTTCCTGAGTATCCTTGATGCGGCAGATAAGTAGACCTGACATATTCAAATTTATTAACAAGAAGAGTTTGCATATTTTTTATACCCTGCTCAAAACGTGCAAAGTTAATACCATACTGTTGTGACTCTCCTCTATACTGATATACAAATGCAGTTGCCCCATCTACAATTACAGGAGCAAACCTATCTGGTATGGTTGTTGTATCATCGTGTGTTGATAAATCTGATGGAAAAGTAAAGTAGTCAAATTTTAATGAGTATTGTTTATCTGGAAAAGGATATAGTAAATAATTATTGTCTAGTGTTCTGACAATAAATAAAGGTACACCACCATTAGCAAACTGTGCTACCTGCACACCACTTGCATATGCTGCTGCTGTAGTACCCTGTGCGCCTCGTGTAACACCTGTTAGGTCATTACCTAGTATGCCTGTGTAGGATACTACCTCATTACCTATGTGTGCTGTACCTGCGCTATCAAAACCTGTGGTAGATGTTAGTGTTAACGTAGTAACAGAATCAGAATGAGAACCATTAAGAGTTGTTGTTACTACTTCATCTTCTTGAGTAATATAGGTATTAATGTATTCGTTATAATCTAATTTACCCAGCTTGCCACCTGACACAGCTAGGTCTTCATCTTTTACAATTCTAAATGTATTATAATCTACAGTTTTAGTTGATGCAGGTAAACTGTATCTAACTGTACCTGCTACAAGTGTTTCTGTTTGTGTAGCATGGTTAAATGGATAATTAAATTCTCTTTGATTTATATATCTAATAGCTTCATTAACAGCATTCTTTGCTTGTGTTTGTACACCTCTAGCTGTAGAAAAAGTAGATGATGTTAACTCTACCTCATTCAGATGGGTCAAAACTTTATTTACAAGTGTAAGGTATGATTCAGCCATTTATAATATTCTCTAATAAGAGTAAGAAGGGGCAAGTTGCCCTGCCCCCTCAACTTAGTTATGCGAGTGTATCACGGTCTACTTCTTGAGCAGTCATGTCACCGGGGTCATCAACATCCAAGCAAACAGCAAACATGCGGATTTTACCACCTGTTGTTGTGCCTGTCATTGCCTGAATTTCAATGTCAATGGTATCTGAAGTGCCACCAATAAGAACAGGAGTTTGTCCTGCCTTAAAAGCATAGTCACCTGCAGATGCTCCATCAAAATCAAAACCGTCAACAAAGTTATCAAGGTCTCCACCTGTGATACCAAAATCAAAATCTGTGTCAGTTGAAGTACCTGTATGAGCAGATGTTACTTCAAAGCCAGCACACATGATTAGGGTATTCGCAGGAATGGTCAAACCCGGAATAACATCATTAGCAGCAAGAGCTGTGCCTTTATCACTTGCAGCAGTAGCAAAGTTTAACTCTGCTGAAAGCAAGTAAGGCTTACGACCACGAGCGTCATTTCCACGTGCTACGGAAGTAGTATTATCACCAAGAGCCATAATTCAATCCCCCCTTACACTAAACAGAAACGAGCGTTAACAAGAGCCTCTGGACGAAGAATCTTGCGTCCATAGAG